ACTTAAGTTCAAGTCCGTGGACCGGTGTTATTGACTGTAACAACGAAGGGGCTTGGTCTAGAAATATGTCTTGTCATATAACAGATACCTATAGTACGAACTACGGAATTCGTAGTGGATTGTTCGCCGCTCAAGGTTATAGACAGATGTACGGTATAAGAATATTTGCAGATCCCGGTTGTGAGATATTTAATAACTATGGGTGGAACGCTTCTGGTGTTTTTAGAAGTTTTAAGTATGGATGTATTTGGGACTTTAGTAACATTAGTTTTAGTCAAACTTCTGGTGTTGGTAATATTGCCCAGTATGATTCGACGAATCACGGATCATGTCGAGAATCAGGTAATTTTTACATAGGCAATCCAAACGAAACTCATACTGGAATCTTATTCAAGTATCAAGCATCCACCAGCGGACTTGCTTTACAAAATTGTGTTTTTTATAATTTAGATATTGGTGTGGATTTAACAACGGACCTTGCTGACAGTGCCGCTTTGCTTGCTACCTATGCGAATAGAACAATAATAGAAAATTGTTTCTTTGTAAATTGCAGAATAGGTATACAGGGACAAGATGGTATAGAAATCCCATATCTTATAAGAAATAATATCTTTTACAATTGTACCGAGGCCCAGACTTCTGGTTCATTCTCAAGTGTGCATAATAATATAAGTGCAACTGAAAACCCAATAGACATTGACACATTTACTATTAATAGTTACGGTAAGTCTCTATTGGATACTAATTATCCTGATGGATGGGATCCAGTTGGAAAACATAGAACTAGAGATCAGATATATGAACTCCCAATTAAAACTAAATTTGCTATAGATACAAGTGGTAGTCTTTCGTTAGGTACTGGTGATGTAGGTGATACGGTTACTGTTTCAGGAAAATCATTCCAGAAAATTAGTAATAGTCCAATTGCTTGGCGTCGAGTTTAAATAAAAAACTACTTGACATTGTGACTTGATATGGTATACTTCGTCTATACCTTTTTACTTTATGGAGATAGTATGTCCGAGACGATGAAAATCCACAAGTTGTATCCTAATACACTTGAACTTAAACTTGGCAGCCATGAGTCTGCTTGTTATGACATCCACGCTCACCTGCGTGGCCCTGTCACCCCCGAAGATGTTGCACCATTGATTCGTGAGATCAAGTGGTATGACGGTTACAACCAACCACACACTACCATGCCCGATGTTGTGTTCGACAGTGATGTTCCGATCTGCACATTCACTCTGAACCCAAAGTGTCGTGCTTTGATTCCGACTGGTATGGTAATGGATATTCCCATTGGTTTCTCTGCCCGTCTGCATCCACGATCAGGTCTTGCAGTAAAGAATGGTATAACTCTGATTAACGCAGAAGGTGTGATTGACTCTGACTATTGTCATGAGGTCTTTGTTCCACTTCACAACACCACAAACACGCCATTCAGGATCACACACGGCGATCGTATCGCTCAGGTGGAGATTATTGAATATGCCAGACAGGTTAGATATGTCACCTACACACAAGCAACACCAGAATCACAAAAGACCAACCGCGTAGGCGGTTTCGGATCTACAGGAGTATAATATGACACGCGATGAACTTTTAAATTATCACACTGAACTTTGCACTTCCGCTAAGGAATTAATGAATCTCAAGAATCGAGATTATGCCGGAGATCATGGCAACGAACCTTTTGCTAACTTTACTCGGGTAGAGGCGATGGGTATCTGTACTACCGAACAGGGTTTCATGACTCGTATCACTGACAAGATGAGTCGTCTCTCATCTTTTATAGATTGTGGGAAGATGCACGTTGCCAACGAGAGTTTTAATGATACAATAGTGGATGTAATCAACTACATGGTACTCCTCTCGGCGTACCTCAAGGACAAGGAATCACAAGATGATCCGCAGCTTATGCTGTTTGATGGTAATGACAAGTCTGTTTCAGACGCAGACATCCCACCCCTCCCCGCAGGATTCTCGTTTTCTGTCGGCTCTGAGAGTTGTTGAAAGTGGAGGAAATGATGACGCGGTTGGTGATGGAGGAAAAGCAATTGGACCTTATCAAATCTGGAAGATTTATTGGAAAGATGCTTTGGAATTCAATCCGACCATCGGCGGCAAATATGAAGATTGTTTTGATCGCCAGTATTCCGAGCGCGTAGTTGTTGCCTATATGAAGAGGTATGCCACNGAGAAACGACTCGGAAGAATGCCTCGATANGAAGATATGGCCAGAATCCACAACGGTGGACCGAATGGTCACAAGAAGAGTGCAACGAATAAGTATTGGAACAAAGTGAAGCGGGAACTTGATAAAAATGTCTGATGTCTTTTACACAAACGTGGCTCGGCGGGGAAACAAGATTTTGGTTCGTGGGGTGAATGATGGGACTCCCTTCCGCAAGGAGGTGGAGTTTCGTCCCACTCTATTCATTCCTTCAAACAAAGAGAGTAAATGGAAGACTCTCGAAGGTAAGAATGTAGAATCAATTGAACCCGGCAATATGAATGACTGTCGTGAATTTATTCAGAAGTATTCAGGTGTAACTGGGTTTGAGATCTATGGAAACACAGATTATATTTACCAGTTCATTGGCAAGATTCATCCTACTGAAGTAGACTACAAGTTCGATGACATTCGTGTTGGTTATATTGACATTGAAACCACATGTGAGAATGGATTTCCGAAGATCGATGATCCCGAAGAGGAAGTGATTGCAATCACACTGATCATCGGTGACAAGAAGTGGGTCTTTGCTCGTGGTGAATTTGATCAACCCGAAGACGCCGTGTGTTACAGTCACCACGACGAAGAGTATGTTCTACAGGAGTTTCTGAATGTTTGGATGCAAAACTATCCTGATATCATCAGCGGTTGGAACATTCGATTCTTTGATATTCCGTATCTTTACAATCGAATCCTGCGAGTTTTTGGTAGTAAGGTTGCAAAGACTCTTTCGCCTTGGAACGTGATTAAGGAACGGACGGTTGTCCGTATGAATCGTGAACAGACGGCATACGAACTTCTTGGTATTGCTACTCTAGACTACTACGAACTGTACTTGACTTTTACTTACACTAGTCAGGAGTCGTATCGTCTAGATCATATTGCCAACATCGAACTCGGTGAGAAAAAGATCTCGTATGAGGAGTTCGATAACATCGCGGAGTTCTACCAGAAAGACTTTAACAAGTTTGTTCAATACAATTACCAAGATACTCTTCTGGTTAAACGGCTCGAAGATAAATTGAAATTGATGGAACTTGCTGTTGCGTTGGCTTATTCTGCCAAGGTAAACTTTATGGATGTTTATTCACAAGTTCGTACTTGGGATCAGATTATCTATCATTATCTGAATGAACGTAACATCGTGATTCCCCAGAAGAAGGGACAGAGTAAGAACGAACAGTATGCTGGTGCCTATGTAAAGGAACCAATCGTCGGTCGTCACGACTGGGTTGTTTCGTTCGACTTGAATTCACTGTACCCGCATTTAATTATGCAATACAATATCAGTTCTGAAACCATGATTTCTATGCCGGAAGATTCTAGATTTGGTATTGGTCCTAATAATATTCTTAGAGGGCCCGATGATTTTTACGGGAAGGATTGCTTCACGAAAATCGAGGAGTTCAAATCGAAGGGGTATTCTGTTGCTGCAAATGGAACATGTTACTCCAAAGATAAACAGGGGTTTCTACCTGCTCTGATGGAGAAGATGTATGTAGAACGCAAGATGTATAAGAAGAAGATGATTGAATGTGAGAAACAGAAACAGAAGGATCCAAACAACAAGGAGTTGGATTATGACATTGCAAAGTTTCATAACTTTCAACAGGTTCGTAAGATTCAACTGAACTCTGCCTATGGTGCGATTGGTAATGAATGGTTTCGTTATTATGATGTGTTGATGGCTGAAGCTATTACATTATCCGGTCAGTTAAATATTCGTTGGATCATCAATCATCTAAATGAGTTTTTGAACAAAACACTAAAGACAAAGGACGTTGATTATGTGGTTGCATCGGATACTGATTCTGTGTATTTACGGCTTGGTGGTCTTGTTGATCATTTTCTTGGTGATGACAAGTCTAATGGAGAAATCGTGGAGTTTCTTGACAAGTCATGTAGTGAGATAATTCAACCGTTCATTGATGAGAAGTATGAAGAACTATGCGGTATCATGAGTGCGTATGATAACAAGATGGTAATGGAACGAGAAGTAATTGCAGACGTAGGTATCTGGACCGCGAAGAAGCGTTACATGCTCAACGTACATGATTCCGAGGGGGTTCGTTATGATCCACCGAAGAGAAAGATCATGGGTATTGAAACGACTCGATCGTCTACGCCTCAGGTTGTGCGAGATTGGTTGAAGGAATCGATTCGTATTATCATGAACGAAAACGAAGAAACACTTGTCGAATACATTGCGAATCGAAAAGAGGAGTTCATGAATCTCGATGTGGAAGATATTGCCTTCCCTCGGAGTGTCAGTAACTTGACTAAATATATTGACTCTTCCAGTATTTACAAGAAGAGTACACCGATTGCAGTGAAGGGTGCGTTGCTCTACAATCACTACATCAAGAAAAACAAACTAGATCGAAAATACCAATTGATCAATGAAGGTGAAAAGGTCAAGTTTGTTATGTTGAAAGAACAGAATCCGATCTGTGGATCAAAAGGTGATCATGTTATATCTTTTGTTTCGAGATACCCAGTGGATTTAGTTGATAAGAAATATGTGGATTATGATACACAGTTTCAGAAAAGTTTCATTGACCCCTTGACTTCTATTCTAAATGTGATAGGATGGAAGACTGAGAAGGTCTCAAGTTTAGAATCATTGTTCATTTAAAGGAGAACATAATGACTGAAAAGAAGAAAGTTAACATTGAAAATGTACGCATCGTGCGTCTTATGTCAGGTGAAGAACTCATCTGCGAATACTCTGGTGAGGGTGGCACGCACACTCTTACCCTCCCCTGTCTGATCGTTCCTACTGGTCAGAACAACATCGGTCTGGCTCCGTGGATGCCTTACGCAGACTATGATAACACCATTACTCTTGATGAGAAGGTTGTTGCTTGGGTCATCGGAGCTCATGCGGAACTCGCTTCTGAATTCGAACGAGTTCATAGTGATGCTCCTCAACTTATTGTTCCTAACAAGGAAGTTCGAGAAGTCGCCGGCGTGATTGGAGCCCCCTGATCTATGAGTTATCTCAGTGACATTGTAAAGAATTCTGGCAACAAGTATGCTGTTGTCGCAGACGACGGGATCGAAGGAAGTGACATCACTGGTTTTGTTGATACTGGGTCTTACAGTTTCAACGCTCTTGTGAGTGGATCTTTGTATGGAGGTATTCCAGACAACAAGATTACCGCAATTGCAGGTGAATCTGCAACTGGTAAAACATACTTTGCACTTTCACTTGTGCATCGTTTCCTCCGTGACCGTCCTGATGGAGTGGTTCTTTATTTTGATACTGAACAGGCAATTACATCTGATATGATCCGCGACCGGGGTATCGACCCCGGCCGGATCGCTATCTTTCCTGTCAGTACCGTTGAAGAATTTCGACATCAGGCTATTACTATCGTAGATCAACATCTAGAACAGAAGAAGGCCGATCAGAAGCCTGTACTGGTTGTTCTAGATTCTCTTGGAATGCTTTCTACCAGTAAGGAAATGACTGATACCGCCGATGGCAAAGAAACTCGGGACATGACTCGAGCTCAGTTGGTAAAAGCCACTTTCCGTGTTCTTACCCTCAAGTTGGGTAAGGCAGGCATTCCACTAATTATGACTAACCACACATATGATGTTGTTGGTTCTATGTTTCCAACTAAAACTATGGGTGGTGGTTCTGGATTAAAGTATGCCGCATCTACCATCATCTATCTATCCAAGAAGAAGGTTAAAGAAGGAACTGATGTTATCGGAAATATCATTCATTGTAAGAACTTCAAGTCTCGACTGACGAAGGAAAACTCAATGATTGATGTCATGTTAAATTATGAAGAGGGTTTGCATCCATATTATGGTTTGGTTGACATTGCCCTTAAGTATGAAATTATCAAGAAGGTTTCTACTCGATTGGAGTTTCCTGATGGAACAAAGGCATTTGAGAAGTCAGTATACAAAAACCCAGAGAAGTATTTTACCGAAGACATTATGAGCCAACTGGAAGAAGCAGTTGGAAAGGAATTTAAGTATGGGTCACATACCGAAGAAGCCGAAGTATCAATTGATCCCGCATGAAAAAGACCGATTTGCCGTTCGAATTTTGGAAAAGAAATTCGACGGCATCGTCTTTCTCATTGGTCGCGTTGGGTTTGAACCAATAGAAGACGACGACCAGATGAAATTTAAATATGAATTTGAAATTCTAGAGAATCCCAAGAACAAAAAAGAAACTAAACACTTGAAGAAGTTGGTGGGAGACATTATAATGGAATTTCTTAATGACAAGTACAATGAGGATCAAATAAATGAGTATGTTAAACTTGACGGTGGAGAGACTGATACTCTCTCAACTGTTGACGAATGAAGAGTACACAAGAAAGGTTCTTCCATTTTTGGAAAAATCTTACTTTCACGATGATAACGAAAANACAGTATTAAGCCATGTAGTTTCTTATATTGAAAAGTACAATAGTCAGCCTTCAAAGGAATCGTTGATTATTGCTATGAGTGACGACAAAACTTTAAGTGAAGATGCCTTTAAACGGGTATGTGAAATTGTAGAGGAATGTTCAAACTCAGAGAAAGAAAAAGAAATTACTTGGTTATACGACACCACTGAAAAATTCTGTAAAGATAAGGCGGTATACAATGCGATCATGGAATCGATCCACATCATTGACGGCAAATCGAAATCAAAGACAGAGAATGCAATCCCAAGCATCCTATCCGACGCACTCTCCGTCTGCTTCGACGCCCACATCGGACACGACTACATCGAAGACTCCGACGAACGATACGAGTTCTACCACAAAGTCGAAAGTAGAACCTCCTTCGATTTAGAGTATTTCAACACCATCACTGCCGGTGGTACACCGAGCAAGACACTTAATGTTTGTCTTGCTGGAACTGGTGTTGGTAAGTCTCTCTTTATGTGTCATCATGCAGCAAACTGTTTGACACAAGGAAAGAATGTTCTATACATTACATGTGAAATGGCCGAAGAAAGAATCGCCGAGAGAATCGACGCGAATCTTATGGACGTTCAATTGGATGATCTCAAACAACTTCCGAAGATGATGTACGATAAGAAGATTGACAAGATTAAGTCAACGGTTAAGGGTAAACTTATTGTGAAGGAATACCCAACTGCAACTGCAAATGTTAATCACTTTCGACATTTAATCGAGGAATTAAAGCTGAAAAAGTCCTTTGTTCCAGATATCATATTCATAGATTACCTAAATATATGTGCCAGTTCTAGGTTTAAAAATACTGGGCAGATAAATTCGTATACACTTATAAAATCCATCGCGGAGGAACTTCGTGGTTTAGCAGTAGAATATGATGTTCCGTTGTTCACCGCCACTCAAACAAATCGTCAGGGATTTTCAAGCACGGATGTTGATCTAACAGATACTTCGGAATCTTTTGGATTGCCAGCAACCGCAGACTTTATGTTTGCTTTAATTGCTACGGAAGATTTGGATGAGATGGGAGTGGTGATGGTAAAACAACTTAAAAACCGTTATAATGACGCTGCGGCAAACCGGAAGTTTTTAGTTGGAATAAATAGATCAAAGATGAAATTATTTGATACAGAAGAAGACGTTACACTATCGCAAAGTAATCAGACAGAGACAACAAAAAATGGTTCGGGATTCGATGGTTCAAATTTTGATGATAAGTTTAGTTCAAAGGAAAAGAATTTTAGTGACTGGAATATTTAATGGCTAAGACCATTGCTGAATTAGAAAATGAACTGGGTGGGCTCACAGATAATGTAGAGTCCCTTGTTCTTACATTGAGTGATTTAGCAACTTCAAATATTACAGCAGAAAATTCTACACTTCCTACTATTGGACTAAATGAGGATGGAACCCTCGGACTCTTTGAAGATTCTGAACAGGTTCCATTCTCTAGATTTGAGAGAGGTGTAACTCAGGAAAAACTTATAGTTAAGAAAGAAATTATAGTTTCTTCTGATCAAGTAGACAAACAGTCCGTAGAAGAAATTGATTTTAATAAAAACGATTTTGCAGCAACTCGAGCAGGAAAAGTATTAACTGTTCAGTTAAAAGATAAGTCCAATTTTTTAGTCTATGTTAGTAGTTCAGACCCAAGTTTTACCAATACAATTTCGGATGGTAATCTTTGGTTTATTATTACAACAGGTAAAATGTATGTTCGATATAACGATGTGTGGGTGCAACCCCATCCACAATAAGTAGAAAGAATATAATGGCTTTATCATTTCCCCCATCACCAAATTTAAATCAAACTTACGTTTCCAACACAAGAAGTTGGAAGTGGAATGGTTATGCGTGGGATGCTATCCTTGCGGTCATTGCACCTGCAAGTGGTATAGACGTTGGTATCTCCGGTGGAAATCTGATAAGCAGTCCCACCGATGTCATTTTTGGTAGTTCTACTGAAGTTTTAAATGTAAATATAGAGGGATCAAACAACGGAGTTGCGAAACTAATTCATTCGATTACGGGTGCATCTGGTACTACTCTCGAACATGATCTTTCTTCAAATCACTTTAGTAGTATAGCATCCTCCGATCGAGACGGATATGGTAGACAGTTCTTGGTCTTGAAAGACGATGGTGATGTAGGGTTTGAATATATAAAAATTCAAGATGTATTCAAGAACTCTGATTTTGTCTTTGATGTGTCCTCATTGAGAATCAACAACTCCACCAGTAAGAATGTTCTTATTGGTACTGCCGCAGCTGGTACAACCTTGAGTGATCTCGGATCAAGTTTTGCAGTCGCATATGCAGGTTCTCCTTCACCTTTACCGGTGTCTGCCAAAATATCTTCTAGTAGTTTTGTAGGTACTACGGAATATAATCTATCAGATCCATATACCACATTATTGACCAGTGGTTTGCATATTTCTTATCCCCCCGAATCCGATGATTCTATAAATATAACTGTTAGAGGTACGGGTTCTGATGGTGTTAGTGACTTTAGTAATTTTACTCTTAGGTTCCCAAATAATGCTTATTTTGGATCAGGAGGATTGGGTATAGGTGGTTCCCAATTGAGTTCTTCCGGTTTTACCGCAGAACTCAAAAGAGGTACTGATTTAGAAAATGGTGTTCAAGTAGTTTTTAACATAGAACCAAATGAGTATGCGTATTTTGCATACCCAACTGCAAGAGGAACAACGATTTCGGTAGCAGAATTTTTAGGAGAAGGATTACCAGCAACACCGGTTACATCAGCATTTCAAATTCAATCAAATGTTAGTCATACGAATGAATTTGGTTTCACTGAAAATTACCAAATTGTTAGGTCATCTTCAAGTAGTTTAGGAAACGTCACATACATATTTACGGTACTGTCTTAGAAACACTAACGGGGGAAGAAAATGCCATTTAGAATACCAGATATTCTCAAGCAGCTTAATAGAACAAAGAATATCACCAGAGAAGACTTTTTCTTCGCTGTTGATTCAGCGGACATTAATCATGTAATATCTGGTAAATCCTCTGAACTTGGACTTGACGCTGCAACTCCTATTAATACGGTAGGTGTTACAGGTCTAACCGCTAACATACGGTTTATTGTAGATAATCCATACAGTCTTCACCCAGCAATTACTGCTGATTTGGGTATTCCTGGCCAGACCGGCGCCGTTGGTACTGGTGATATTGTTAGAGTAATTGAGCTTGGTAGAAGACCTACGTCCGTCAAATTTGATGGTACTGTCGGTGCTACTTATGAAATCTTAGTTTCTGCTGGAAACACTGGTAATCCGAACCGCGGCCAAGATTCACAGACACCATATGGTCAAAAGGGTATCATTGTATTCTCTGATCTTGATTCGACCTTCTATGGTTATCAGGGGAATACATGGGAACAACTTGGTTCTGGCCGCGTAGGTGGTGAAGAAAATTCTTATCTGTTTAGAAACGCAGCAGGCGAGGCTACTGGTGATAACCAACTAACAAGAATAAGCACAACACGACTTGGTATTACTGGATCTCTTGAAGTTACCGGAGATATTGTTCTTCGTGGAAGTGAAAGTTATGTTCAATTCCCATCTGGTCTTACTCAGGCAGTGCCTTATCGATACGGACTAGGTTCAAATGCACCATCTACTGCAATTACAGGTGATAAATGGTTCAACATAGATGTTGGTCTTGAACTCACTTACCTTGGTGTTAATGAAGGTTGGGTTGCACTTAACGTAGGTACTGCCGGTCCTACTGGTCCACAAGGTAGTCAGGGTAATGCTAGTCAGAAGGGTGATACGGGTCATACTGGTATGACGGGTCTGACCGGTGCAACCGGTGCAACTGGTGCGGCCGGTCCTCAAGGTCAAACTGGTATGACGGGTATGACCGGTGCAACCGGTGCAACTGGTGCGGCCGGTCCTCAAGGTGCGCCAGCTGGTCTGCCTTTTGACTATACTACGAGTTCCTCCTTGACGCCCGGTAAATGGAGGTATGTCAACGCTAATACTATTCAAATTAGTGGTACTGCTTCTAATGGTGCAGATGTATCATCAGCATTCTTAAACGCAGGCGCATCTGGTACAGTACAGTGGACTCAAACAGATGACTCTTCAGTAATTACTGCTGCTCGATATGATAGCATCCAGACCTCCAACAACATCTTCACAGTGAGTATAGTGGGCTCCACCTTCGGTGGTGGACTGATTACTAACAATGAAGGAACTAGATTCTTTATAACAAGAGATGGTTCTATGGGTGTTGATGGTCTTCAAGGTCAAACCGGTCAAACTGGTATGACCGGTATGACTGGTGCGGTGGGTCAAACTGGTGCAGTTGGTGCCACGGGTAATGTTGGACTCATCGGTGTTACCTCTGAAGGTGCGCTGGTATCTATGTCAAATCCCCGTGATATTCTGTTTAGGTCAGCTACCCCCGGTAGTCCGTTGAAGGTGGTCGGCGAGAGCGATAGTGGTGCAGGAATTACATTTACCACCAAATTTGACATCGTGGGAGATGGTAATCAGGGAATAACACATACTTCACCTAATCTTTCCACGCCCACGACTGGTGTAGGAAAGAAGATACTAGTTCTTCTAGATGACGGAAGTACAACATTCGATTATCTAAGATCATACGATATCTTTAGTGACACTGAACTTAGTTTTAATATCAAGAGATTTGCACTGGGAAGTACATTTACATGGGATTCTGGTACAGAAACCACTTCTTCTGTACTTCTCATGCCACCGAACGATCATGGATATACACTGGGTTCTGATGACAATACTAAATTCGCAAAAATTGAATTTTACCCACAGGTTGCAGCCGTAGGAGCAAGTTTCAGTTACAAAGACTTTACCACCGGTGGTAGTTTAGTGCTGCGGGGAATGACACTAACTAATTCAGGTAAAGAAGCTTATATTGATCTTGAGGAAGGATCAGTTCCAGTTGTCTTACAGGTGCCTAGTATTGCGGCCTATCCATATACATCAACCTATAATGTGTTTGGAACTGGTACAGCTGCTGGAACTCCAGTAATAGCGACCTATAACTTAACATACGCTAATAGTAGAATCTTCGGAGTAACTGCAAATGCCAATATTACTGGTGAACAACTTGATTCACTTAGAAAACCTAACAATCCAAGTAACGCTGATCCAGTAGGTGATGGTAGTGGAATAGACACGAAAACGCAGAGTAACCTTAAGAGTGGTGACACTGTGACATGGAACACGATTCCGGGTCAACATGTCTATTACGCTATTCCTGCTTCTTATATGAACAAGTCTTCGACTCAACCGGGTTACTACTTAGATACATATGGATTCTCAAGAGGAGCGGCCGATGATACTCCTTCCTTTACTCTGATTAGTGGACCATCGGGATCAACATACACCAATGACAATACATCCTTCTCTGAACCATATTTGATATGGAGATCAGATCAGACTAGTATCGGTAACAGTGTTGGTTACACGGTAAGATTTGACCTAAATACATTTGAATAATTAATATAATTGTGAGCTTACATAATGCCAGTTGAATTTCCTTCTACGTTAAAACAATTAAATAGATATGAGAATGTTGGTAACCCCGGTTTTTACTTTCTTTTAGATCATTTTGATGTAAATAATGGGGTTCAGGGGTTTCAGCCTGATGGAGCTCCTTCTCTTACCGAGTTTACTCGATACATTGTCACCAATCCCTACACTCTGCATTCCAATTATGGAACGATAACAGGTGTGGGGACTGGTGACATTATCGAATGTATTCAAGATGAAGATAGACTTTCTCGCGGTGCAACCTTTGAGGTTGTTATGTCTGCGGCTAACACTGGCGATTTAACAACTTTTGCAAATGGTTGTATCGGAACCAGAGTATTCAACACAGATGATCTGACTAGTTATGTTTTTAATGGTGCAACTTGGGAAAATGTTCAAGTCGGACCCGCCGGTGCTGCCTCTGGTGCAGGTAACACATATTACGGTGGAACTGGACTAAACCTAACTAGTTTTGTTGCGAGCATAGGTCAGACTTTTTCTATAGACCCCGACGCTTTTCTTTCCGTTGCTGGTATTTCTGCTAGTAGTGGGGCTACTTTTAATGATGATGTTACAATAAATGGTGTGCTTAATTTACCTGTAGGCGATGGAAACAACCCTGCAACTGTTATTAAAATTGTTAATGGCGGAAAAATTGTTAACCAACAAACCTCTGCTACTCCGTCTATTCGACTTTCAACTAGCACGGTTGAACTAAGTTCATCTACTTCTGGATCACCGGGTAAAGTAGTTGTAGAGACAGATCAAGTAAAAATAGATAATGTTCCTTTAGTTGTAGAATCAGGTATCTCGATGGAAACTGTTGGTATCACCTTTCCGGATGGTACTTTTCAGTCAACTGCCGCAGTTTCTGGATCTATAACTGTTATTGCGGGGAATGCTTTAACGGGTGGGGGTTCTGTGTCTCTTGGTGGATCTGTCACTCTTGGTGTTAGTGTGGATGACACTACCATAGGAATCGATAGTAATGGACTGCAAGTCAAGGATTCGGGAATTGGTACATCACAATTAGGAAATCAATCAGTAACAAATGAAAAAATAAGTATAGGTGCGGTTAATTCTAGTAGAATCGCTGATAGTGCTGTAACTAACACAAAATTAGGTGGTTCCTCGGTAGGAACTGGAAAGATACAAAACTCTGCTGTAACCACTATAAAGATCGCCGACTCGGCGATTTCGACGGAGAAAATTTCCAATGCTTCTGTAACCGCTGATAAGATTGCAAATAACAATGTTGTGAAGTCTATCAGTGTATCGAATGGAGTTGAGTTTACTGATGGAGACGGTCAGGATAGTGTAAGCATAGGTGGAATAAACGCTGAGGCCGACGATAGTACCAAGGGTGTTGCCGCTTTTAACTCAAATGACTTTAACGATAATGACGGAGTTATTTCACTCTCGG